GGAAGCGGAAGGCGATATCCGAAGTGAATTCCAGTTCCGAGTTCATCGGAGCCTGCGCCACGGTGATCGGCCAGTTTTCCATGAAGACAAACGCCTTCGCTGGATTGCCGACGTACCAAGAGGTGTCCGTCGCCATGCGGGCCGCCACGAGAGCGGTCGAGAGCAAGGTGAGCTGCGGGACGAGGTTCCCGAAGGTCGTCTTGCTGATGTTGCCCGAGGTCGGGTAGCCGCCGATCTGGATGCTCAAAGCCGTGGCGTTGAGAATCCGCTTGGCCGTCCACTCGGTTTCCTGGGCGCAGATCAAGTGCGTCGGCTGGGCCACGACCGGCTCGCCGGTCATCGGGTCCAAGATGCCGTTGAACGTCTGAATGACGTTGTTGATGTCGGTGTAATCCTCCAAGGTGGACGATGCCGACACGTTGTCCCACGGGGTCGAGGTCTGATAGGTCGCATAGGCCGTGCCGCGCCACTTGTAGCGGTGCGTGGTCACGTTCTCGTCGATGACGCAATCGATGGCTCGCTTTTCCTTGCCGATGGCGAGGGCTTCACCGACTCCCCGGCACTTTTCCAGAACCATGCCGGTCTGATCGAAGAAGATCGCTTCCTTGGTGACCGGCACGATCACGCCGCGCTTGGTGGTCGTCGGCGATTCGACCCAGTTCTGGCCAACGCCAGCATTCGGGTAGGGTCGGCCTTCGGGGACCGCTGCGCCAACGTCGCCGAGATCACCGACGCCCGGCAGCTTCTCGCCGTTGAAGCGAGTCGAGAAGGTGGGAATCAACGCCGAAAAAGGCATCGCCTCCGGCGTCAGCCCTTCGATGGCCATCGCGGACAGCACTTGCTGCGTGATGTTCGAGAAGGCAGCGGTGTTGACTTCCGAGCCGGCTTCGTACAGCTTCACGCCGCTGTTCGTGCCGCCGCTCCACGAGTTGACCACCTCGCTCCCGTCCTTCACGAACTCCTCGAAGAGCTTGCGAAGCGAGAAATCGCGGGGATTTACCTGCTTTTTGTCGAAGCCTTCCTTGAGGTCGTCGAGGTAGCGGTTCGGATTGCGGTCGGCGACTGCGGCCTCGTAGAGACGACGCTCCCGCTTGTGGTCGATCAAAGCCATGACACTCGCTCCCGGTTAGGGGCGGTGCTAGAATGCTGATTGCGTATCCGGCATTCTGGGCACGCGCCCGGATGTTGGTCGGTCGCTCTTTCCCGGCAAGGAAAGGGCGACCGTTTTCGTTTACTGACTTAGACCTGCTGGTAGCAGCCCATGAAATCGAGGTTGACGGTCATCGCGGCAGCGGTGCCGCCCTTGCAGCCCACCACCGCCTGAGCTTCCGTCGCGGAGGTGAATACGTAGTCGCTCATCTTGTAGACGTGAACGCCGTCGATGTAGAAATTCACATCAGACTGCGTGGAGTTCTTCGGGATGAATTCGATGTCGAGCACCTGGTAGCTCGATCCGCCGGCAGCGTGAGCCACCTTGTCGAGCGAGTTGGCAGCGGTGAGTTCGACGCTGGTCTGCGTGGTCGAAAGGCTGACATGAACATGCCAGTTCAGATTGCCGTCTTTCTTGAAGAAGGCCAGCGTGGTTCCCGAGGTCTTGGGGCCTGCCCCATCATTGACGAGCAAGTCAGCCGCCACCGCATCGGTGATCCCCGCGATCACGTTGCACGTATTGGTCGAGACTTCGGTGAATTTCAGGATCGCCCGATACACGAGCGGCTTGTTGGCAGCCAGCAGGAACGCTTCCGGCTCGCGAGCCAGGTAGCAGTCTTCGTTGTCGCCGATGCTCGCCGTGGCATTCGCGATCAGCACCGCGCCGCGTGCGGCGTCGGTCATCAGGACCGTGCCATCCACCGCCGTTACGACGGTGTAGCTCGCCCCCGATTGTGCGGTAAGGAATCCCTCGAAGTGATCCGAAAAGCCGTGGTATTTGTCGGCCATGCGAAACGCGGAGGGCAGATCATTCAGAAGGGTAACGGACATTTGTGTCACTCCGCGAAGTGGTGAATTGAGTCAGCAAACCTTGTGATTCGTTTACTCGCCGCGTTTCACGCCGAGTTCTTTCTTGATGCGTTCGTAATTTCCCGCCCCAGCGGCTGGAGGATTGCCGGGCTTGCCCTTGCCTTCCTTCGCCTGCTCGGCGGCCATCTCGGTCAGCTTGGTCGTGATAAACGCCTCGTCCTTGTCCTTGAACGATTCCAAGAGTTCCTTGGTCGGAACGATACCGGCGTTGTGGCACTTGAGCTGCAACGCCTGCGCGGCGATGGTGGCGGCCTGAGTGTCGATAGATTCCTTCAACGGCTTCACCGCTCCGGTGATCGCTTCATTGATGGCATTGGTCACGTCTTCGGGCTTCATGTCTTGCGACTCCTTGGCTTCGCCTTCCCCTTCGGACGGCGTATCGGTCATGTCGAGTAGCTTGGAAAGTTTTTCCAGCTTCTCTTCCTTCGTCCCTGGTCCGCTGAGAATCGCGATTGCCATCTGCTGACATGCAGCCTTGGCTTGAGCCTGCTCATCACCCGACATCTCAGGAGCGGCGTCGGGATACTGAGGGGCAACCGACTCAAATAGCCCGTTATTCGTGGCAGGATCGGCAACAAGATCGACGGAATGAACCGCCGTCACGTCCTCAACAATCGTGTCCTTGCCTTCCCGCTTGGTCGTGCCTTCCGCGTGATGCGAAAGCCCGAAGCTGCGAGGAAACTTCTCGGCGGCCTCAGAGAACTGGGGAGCTACCGGATGCTTGGTGAGATATTGCAGATCGCCTTCGATGTAATCCCCTTTGATGACTGGGTTTTTCACTTCGGCGAAGATCGTCTCGAATTGCCGCTCTCCCTTGGAGTCGCGCTGGTGGTTGATATGCACCTTGCGATCTGCATAGAGACGGCAACAGGATTCCATTGCCTTGTCGGAGTAGCGTCGGCCGTTCTTAGAGACACGACCGAGGATTCGCACGCCGCGAACAATACCGGCTTCGGCATCGACCTTGCCGCCAATCGCTTCGGTGAGTTCGGAGAACTTTTCCATCGTGCTGCCTGTACGAAAAAGGGGCGTGTGATTTCTCACGCGCCCCACAAGGCAGCGAAGTTGTGGCTTCATGTCGCCGGGTAGCTACTCCCAGCCGAAGCCTTCTGGATTGTCGCGGGAGTTACCCCGCCCCGATGCTTGAATCCTTGCCTACGCAATCGCGATCTTCAACGGCGATTGTCCGCTTGCGGACTTACGACGGGTGATCTTACGGACCACGCGCGGAGGCTCTTGGTGCGTAGTCCAGCCCTCTCCGCAGGCGGTGCATGTAGCGAATCGGCGAATGACACCACCGATGCGCCTCGTCCCGTCCGACTGACGCAAGACGCCACCGCAATCGGGGCAATAGCAGCGCGTTCCGTCCCTAGGCTTGCTCGCCATGCGTCTCCTCCCCTTGCTCCCACTCGCCGCACCAGTAAGCCTCGTCAACACACGGCTGCAGGAAGTTCACGTAGGGCGCAGGTGTTGGTGCGCGTCGCCTGCATTGCCCGTTTCGGCTTGGCGGATTGCTGCCGTAAAGCTCCAAGTGCGGAGCGACGTTGTGATAGAACCGGCAGTTGCCGCAGCATTCGGTGGGCATTAGTTGTGCCTCGATTCTGCCGATAATTCTCGCTCTAAATGATCCTCTATCTCGGCCATCTGCCGTTGGGAACCCAACCCTCCATGCCTGCCGCAGATCGCATAGCAGATCGCTTTATCGGGAATGCCAAATTGCCGTGCCCATTCCGGATTAGGCATGAACACTCCGACGGCCTTCGCCTTCTTCCCGCAGATAGTGCATCGGCCATGCTGCTTTAACCTCTCAAGAGCAATGGCTGCCTGCCTCGCTGTTTCTTTCGGTGGAACCTTCATCTTGCCCACTCCTTATTCAACGTCCCAACTCAGCCAGCACCGGCAATTTACGTGTGCTGGCGGCCCATCGGGGAACTCACTCAGCCAAACACGCTCAGGCTGCCCGCCTAATGCTTGGCAAGTCTTACAGACCCTGGAGTCCCGTTCCGTAACCCAATACGCCACCACCTTCACTCCCGTCCGCTTCTCGAAATCGTCCGCCGCTTTCCGCTCGGATTGCGAGTTCGCCCCCGTCGTGGTCGTAACCGCCGTTCGCTCGGCAGCGTCTCGGTTCAACGTACTGGCTAGCCCTCCCGGTGGAACGTACTCGGCAAGGTGAGCCCGCCACGCATCGGATAGTTCGTACCGCTCAAGGCTCACCAATTGATTCTGCAAGCCTGGCGACATCTGCTTGAGTACGCCACCACGCAGCGGTTCAAAGCCCCCTACGTCGTCGGCCGTTCGCCTGCGGGGCAATCCGTAGAGCAAGTAGAGAAGGAGAGCATCGCGGGCGATTGGCTCCTCATCTTGCGGCGGATCGATCTTCTCGACTTCGGCAGCGGCCTTGGCCCAAACATCCTTGCGGTTGGCGATCACTTGCTTCGCCACCTCGGCGGCAAGCTGCTTCGGCTCCTCTTTCGGCGCGGGCTGGGCGACAACAGCAACCGGCTTGGCATCTTCTGGGGCAATCGCATCTAGAACCTCCCCCATCGCCTCTCCCGCCGCATCCCAGATCACTACCAGTTCCGGCAGCATGGCATCGCGCACCGCCTCTTCCGCAGCGGCCCAGTCGACATCGATCCCCTGCGCGGCGATGCCGTCGTAGACGAGCGCTAGGGCGTCGGTGAGACGTTGCTCGATATCGAGTCTATTGGCTAAGTCGGGCATACATACTCCCGTTGCCACGCTCTCCAGCACAGTCGGGCGCTGGTCCAGTGGTAATTGATTTGGTGTAGCACCAATGCTCTTGGCGACGGGCCAAACCCCGAGAGGAGCGGTAAATACTTTTTGCAAAACTCGACAAGCCGCATGGCGTGGTCGTAATATCGCTCGCGCATGTACTGGCGATGATTGAATTCGGCGGTGCGGTTGGCGAGGTCAGGCATTTACCACTCTTCCATCGAATAGCGTCATTGTTGGGTGGTGCCACGTTCCCCACGGCTGCTCGGGAGTCGCGGTGCTCTTATCGGTCCATCCCCAGGCTTCGCGGTACGGCGTGCCGTGAGCTTGTCGCCAATACCGGCGGGCAGAGACGTAGATCGCATCAACCATCCCCCAGGATGGAACGTAAGCCTTGTCGGGATTCTTAAAGCAATCCCACATATCGCGGTCTGGCTTCCCATTGGAAAGCACCGCCGATAATTCCTCTATGAATCGGGCGCTACGCCAAGCGAAAACAATCGCAGCCCACTCGACTTCGCTCGGCTTCGGCTCAAAGCAATACATCTCGTTTCGCGGCCCGCGCCATACTCCCGGCGAGTGACACGTCCACTCGCCGACATAACTACCATCCGGTCGATATTCGCCGACGCTAAAACGCATATTCCACCCAGCACAGTTCGGGGTCGGTGAAGTAGGGAATGGCGAAGTCTGACGGTATCGGCACGAAGCACCGCAGTTCCCACCGCACGATAAACAGCCTGTCGATCAATTCAACCATTTGCCCTCTCCTTACAGCTTGTTAAACCAAGATTCCTTGACTTGCCTTGCTTGCGGAGGAAAGCCCGGCCGCTGTCCGAATGGCGGTTGCCCGAACATCGGCGGCGGCTCGGGCTTCGGCTCCTGCTCGATATTAGCCTGCTCGGCGTCGTAATCTAGATCCACTTGAGCCGCATAGGTACGCTTTGAGAGGATGCCCTTATCCAGCCGAATCGCTCGGATATCCTCTTGCGCCTTCGGATCGCCCATAACCACCTGAGTCGGCGTCACCGTCAGTTTCACCGCTTGCTTCAGATCGTCACAGTGATAGATGCCGAACTTAGCAAGCTGGTGAGTCATCGCAGCGAATTGCAATGCTCGCCAAGTCAGCCGCTTGAACGCCGAAACGTAGATCGATTGGAGATGCTCGATTGACTTCACGAACGGCGAACCGGCCACCAGCGTGCTCGCATAGTTCGCGTTGCTGGCGTCCCCCGAGATCATGTATTCCGGCATCCCCAATCGAGCGCCGGCAAGACGCAAGCCAGCTTGAACGATCTCGACGAACAGGGGACCGGCGGGAGTGCCCATTGGCCCCGCATGGTATTTCTTCCCGTTGCTGGTCGAGAGAACCGTGCCGGGCAGGAAACGCCGCTGATAGGTCGTAGCCGAACCACCAGTCGCCGTGCTGCGTGTGCTGGTCGTGGTCGCGTTGCCCGATTGCAGGCTCTGCGCCTGCGTCTGCGTCACCCCCGGCGCGTGCTCCTCGATGAACGCGATAGCCGCTTGAATCGAGCCGCCATCCAAGGTGTTGCCGAGTAGCTTGCTGGCCTTCTCCAGCAGCTTCATCGCGGGGTAGTAGGTGCTCACTCCTCTCTTCGCCCAGGTGGGGGCGTTTCGCTTGATGTGGGGCAGGCTCTTGCAGTCGATTGGCTCGTAGTCGCCCGCGCTGCCATTGATCGAAGCAAAGTACCCCTCGACTTCCCATGATCGATTCGGCTGGGAAACGACGCCAAAGTGCCAGTCCATTCCCACCCAATCATCGACGATGCCCTTATCGCTTGGCTCACAGATCCACTCGGGCGCAAGCAGCGTCAGCCGTGGCATCCGCTGCCCTCTCGGCTGAAGCCAAGGGAAGCCATCCCCATGCGTCTCGGTTGTGCTGAATAGCTCCCGTTCAAGTTCCCCCGTCCAACCGATATCCTCTTGCCAATCGTCAAGGAACGCTTGTAGCCCCGCTACACCTTCGCCCGAGAGGCTTTCCAGTTCGTAGGTCATTCCCGTTCCGATGGTGTAATCGGTCAAGGCTCGCATCATGCCGGCACCAGCAGCGTCGCAATTAGCGAGGTAGCGAGCCGTTGCCCACATCTCCGCTAGGTGCTGTTCATGTTCGTAGACCGGCCGAAAGCGCCCCCATTGGAAGTCGTCCCGGCTGACCATCGAGGGATACGGCAGCCCCGCCGGCTCGTTGCCCCAGGCGTAGGCTTCGCGTCGATCCACGATATCGCCCCAGCCCTCCATGAGAGCCGTTCCCGTGGATTGGGTGAGAGCACGAAGCTCCTCTTGAGCTTTGTGTAGCTCGATTTGCTGCTGAGTCTCTTTGAGCTTGGCGGCTGTGGTGGGTTTCTTAGGCATAGACTCGCTCCTCGTTTCTCTGGGGCAGGGCGACTTCGCCGCTCATCCACTGATCCGTCAGCCTCACGAACATCTCCAAGGCATCCGGCCCGTCGTCGTAATCATCCAAAGGGAACGCCTGCAATTGCCCCACCAGTAGCTTCCCCCCTCTGTTCCGCTTCACCTTGAGCTTGTGCCTGGAAAGGATTCCCGTCAGCCGCCGGATACGAACCTTCTTATTCGCCCGATCCTCCAATGGGACAACCGTGCCGTTGATTCCCATCTCGACGGCCACCCTTCTCAGGTCATGCACCATCAACTCCTGAAAGCCAATCGCCTCGATGCCAAGTGCGTCCGCCCGAAAGGATCGGTATCCGTTCAGGCAGTCCCGCACGATCTTGTCTACTGGCCGACGCTCCATATCCACATCGACCCAATAGGTTCCGAACCGATCCCTCGCTCCCCACACAATCGGGCTATAGTCGCTCTTATCCGTCTTGCCCTTCGACGGGTCGCAAGCACCGATCCTGCATTCCAGTTCATACCGCTCGGCTTCGCTCCAATCGTCAAACCACATCGATTCAGGGAAGTAATCGCCGGGCCACTCGGCTCCCTCTTGCTCGGTGAATCGGGCTTCGTACTCCTGCAAGTAAGCCCGCAGCCCGAGGTCTAACTTCGCCTCCTCTAGTTCCTTCGCGGATATCAGCGGGTTATCGCTGGTCGGTCGCTGCCATCGCTCGAAGCCCTCCCGCTTGGGAACTGCCTCAAATAGTTCGTGCCACCAGTTCTTTCCGTTCGGGGTCGTGATGTGGATCGCCCATCCGTTTCGATCCGAGAGCATGGGTCGCAAAACCTCATGCCACACTCGCTGCTTGAAAAACGCCACCTCATCGCAAACGATGCCATCCAGTCCCTTCCCGCGTAGGCTGTCCTCCGCTTCCGCAGACTTCACCGCAATCGATCCGCCACCTGGTAGCCATATCGTCTTGTCTTGCTCGCTACGCTTCGTACATGCTCCCTCGCACGCTCTCACGAGGTCAGGCCAAATAATGTCCTTGGCTGCCTGGTTCGTGCTCGCCACCCACCATATCGAGCCTCCATCCTTTGCCCCTCGAAAGTGCTTCGGCTTCGGTCCATGCCCCCTAGTTGTCGCTTGCAGGCCGAGTGCCGTTTTTCCCCAACGCCTTCCGCACGCCAGCATCTTGAACCGGGCCGGGGATAGCAGCGCCGGGATTTGGTGCGGCAAGGCTCTTGGCAGCGAGAGCGTGGGCGTTGTTTCCATACCAGTCATCCGATTCGTTCACCTGGATAGCCACATTCCCATTGATCGTGACTCCACCATGCGCCGGCTTTTGGTCCGCCTGATTCTGCCCCTCCATCGCAATCAACG